TCGGGTATCACCGATCCAACCATCCGATGTGCGGTCACGATCTGGGAACGAATCATCGATCTGTTCTCTTAATTGTGAGGCAGCTTTAGAGAGCTTGGGCTTCATCCAAGTAAAAGGGTTGCTTCTTCTGTGGTAATGCCAAGACGCTCTAGGAGTGCATCTTTCTGAGCAGCCTTAGCCGCTTTATCTGCATCCTCTGTGGCTTTGACTTGAGTAATAGCTTCTTCAACTTCTTTTAGAGTTGGAGCTTCACCTTCAAGAACATCCCATTTGATTGTTGAATAATCATCACCATCAAAAGAAAACTCCGCTGTAGGACGCAAGGATTGAATCGCTTTTACCATTTCAATAGACATAATTATGCTCCAATTTCTAAAGCGATGATTGACGATGTGCAATTAGCCTGTTGCGCAAAAGTTACACGACCGCTTGCAGTTGATGACATTTTAATTTGTGTTTTATAGGTAACCGCTGATGTTGTCGCTGGTGAATCCAAATAAGTAATTGGAACCCAAAATGTGCCGCCAACATTTTTTGGACTGCTTAGAGTCTCAACATAGATCGCTGTAGCTTGATCGTATAATCCAGAGTAATCCAGAATTGAAGTTGAGTTACGCATTAGTCTGTAACCTGAGTTAGTATATTCCGTTGTACCGCTAGACATATAAACTTGCTGGCTAGATAAAATCATTATCTTGCTTGTCGATAAGGTTGGCGTAATTGTCACAGATAAGTTTGTGTCAGTGAATGAAGTAGAAGCAATGCTTTTTTCAGTCGATGTAGTTGCTGTGACCACCTGCAAAACCTTGCCACCACCACCTGCTGCTGGAGTTGCCCATGATGGCACTCCACCTGCAACAGTTAGCACCTGACCAGTTGATCCAATACCTAACCGAGCAGGGGTTGATCCACTTGATGAATAGATTGTGTCGCCTGTGGTAGTCATTGGGTTAGTCATGCCAGCAGAATCGGCAGACCAGACAAAGTCCATGTCTGTGTTAGTTGCCTTCTTTAGCACCTGACCAGTCGTGCCACCTTTGAGATCGACAAGCGAAGCATCAATCGAATCGCCTAATGTCTCAATGGCTGTTGCGCCATTCTTTACTAAGTCGCTGGATGTCGGTACTGCCCATCCAAAATTGGGTGTTGTAGTTGCCATTAGGTTAAAGCTCCTGTCGCATTTGTCCATGTAAGTGTAGCATTTACGCCTGTCCAGATTAGTGAGGCAGGCTGTACTGTTTCCCATTGGGTAGTTGATAATGAGAAGTCTGTTGCTGAAATGTAGAGGGTGATTTCTACAAAACTAGGGGTAGCTCGTAAGGCTACATTCTCTACAAAGCCATCGAATGATCCACCAAATAAATTGGTTGGAAGGTTATTGATTAGCACTGGCTGACCAAAAAACGCTCCAATAAGTGAATCAAGCATGGCACTGGGAATCTCTGGATTATCCAGTCTAAAGGTAATCGCTCCGAGGGAAGCTCTAGGATTCTTGCGAAGGTTTAACTCGCGTGAAGCGATATCTGTAATGTCTGCAAGATTCTTAATGTTGGAATCCACAGAACGCTCAAATAATCCATAAGAAGCAATGGAATCTGAGTCCGAGATGCTATAGGTCGATCCGTATCCTGTTGAATATCGATAAATAAGGCTATTACGAATGCGAGCTATCTGGGTCTGAGACTGGATACTGCTAGGAGTTGCATAAGCACCGTCAAGGTTAGTAAAACCATAAGTAGCCAAATAATTAGACCTATGATCAGCATCGTCATAATTGACCATGCCAGATGCCGACTCATATATGGTTCCTAATGCGCTAGTTGCAATCTGATCTGCGAGGGTTTGAGATTTAGCAGAAGCACTAGCTGCCACTGGAATCATTGTGTAGAAACCTGAGTCAATAGTGCCGATCGATGTTTCAGCTTCTGCCCATGTAACTGTTGGCGGGTAAGTTGCCCAAGTAGTCGTAGGAGTAACTTCTGCCCAAGTTAGGTTAAGAGATGCACCCAAGATTGCGGCAATTTGTGCGCCATCTAAACCTTCTGCAAGGGCAGTGTTATACACAGCCTTAGTCAGCTTAGCCAGTGACCCAATGCCTAAAATAGTGCCAGTAGTTATGTACCCTGCTTCATCTGGGCTTCTGACTCCGATGTTAAAGTCTGATACTTCCCCAGCAAATACTATGACATAAGTGCCACCTGAGTTTTTCAATTCTAAAGTTACTGGCTCTGTTACATTGATTGTAAAATCTGCTCCAGTAGTGTTGATAATTTCTACTCGGCAGTAACCTGCTGTAGCTTGTCGATCAATGTCTAAGCGTCCAGACGCAAAAGAAACAGAGGTAACGGTCGTATAGACATCATCTCCTACTGTTACTCGCCATTCTGAAACCCATGACATTAGTAACCGCCACCTCTTAAAGTGCCACGATCTACAGCATCTTGAATTACCTGAGTTACAGCTTCTGCAATGGCGTTAGGATCACCAACTCCTGTAGTTACATTGATGTTAATGTCGCGAGATCCAACAGCTCCAGAATTAAAGAGTGATCCACCTTCACCTACACGGGCAGATCCAGCACCAAATGATCCGATATTGCCAGCGGCAAAAGAATTGACAAGAGCATTAAAGGCTCCTGAATCTTCAATGGCTTGAAATGTAGGAGCGAGCCCATCTATAAGTTTAATAAATTCCTTGCCATTTTCGGCAATGACAGAGATCACCCCACCAAGTTCCTCAGATGCACTATTGATTTCTGCAATACTTCTAGGAGCAGTAGTTGGGGAAATGCCATTAGGTGTTTGTATAAACGATGGATTTCCTGAAGGGGGATTTACTGAAGGTGGATTTACTGTAGGTGGAATAATGGTAGGTGTTTTAACCTGAGCCAATAAAGCAAGCATCTCTCTAATCTTGCGCAATGCTTCATCTAGATTAGCTTGTTCAATCAATTCCTTTGGTACTAAAGAATCAAGGATTGACTTAATATCGGCAAGTTTAATGTTCTGATTTTGTAAGGTTCCCAAGATTTTGAGATCCTCGTTAAGTTGCTTAGTAGCAGCAGTAATGCGAGCTTCATCCTTCGAAGCAATAGCATCCTCAAGTTCAATAATGTCTTGCTTAATCTTTAAGCGTGCAACATCATTAGCAATCATTAAAAGCTGAGATGCAGATGTTGCTCTGCCAAGTTGTTGTGCTTGGTTAATCATGGCGGCATTGAGCTGGATTTTATCCATATCAAAGATGTCCGTGCCTTTGTTAAGAGCAAGATTAGCCTTATCAATCGCAGCAGATAATTTCTTATCTTTGAGAATCTTCTCTTGTGCCTTCTTTTGATCATTAACTAATTTGGCAAGCGCAGCGGCACGTTTCTTAGCTTCTTCTTCTGCCTTCTTGCGAGCAGCAGCATTAGCAGCTTCTTCTATGCCTAGATATTTTGTAGCATAAATTCCACCATAAATGCGATCATTAACCTCGCCCATGTAAGCTGCACCAGTAACTTTGTAAAGCAATTTGACATAAGCGTCTGAAGCATCATTAAATAATTTGGCAAGTCCTACAAACGGAGTCGCCACCGCGCCTGCAAGCTCAACAACAGAAGCAAGGCTTTGTGCCAGATCATCAACGCTTTTTGTTAAATCTTCTATAGTAGTATCGCCTGCTAGTTTCATAAAAGAATCAACTAAGGCTCCACCAACAGTTTCTTGCAAATTGCCATAAGCAACACCAAGAGCACCAACTTTACCTGAGTATGTATCTAGGCGAGCTGCATTTTGTCCAGTGTATTGGTCTGTTAATTTTGCTTGTATTGTTGCAAAATCTGATGCCGCTAATTCACTTTTAGTTAAACCTGTATTGTATTTGACTAAACCTTTAGTCTGTCCTAAATATGCTTTACTTAATTCATTTGCAACCGATGCTGCATCTTCTCCAGTGCCTGCTGCAATGTCTAAAGCAAGGCTAAGTAAATCTTGAGATTTAGTAACAGATCCAGTCGTAGAAATTAAAGACTGGAATGCAGGTCGAAGTATATCATCTGCAACACCAGCTGATCCTTCTAGGTCTGAAATAAACCTTTTAATCTTAGTATCTTCAAAACCTAAACCAAGATTTTCAACTGCTTTAGTCAGTTTAACTGCGGCTGCTTCATCATCTGCAAACGCCTTAACTGATGCTTTTGCAAATGCTGCTACTTGCTGAGTACCAAATGCAAGACCAAAAGCACCTGCTAGTTTTTTAACAGATTTACCTAGTTTTTCTGCTGCTGTGTCTGCTTGCTTAAAAGCCTTTTTACCAGTGAATTCGGCAGCAAGGGAAATTAAAATATTGCTCATGCTGATTCCTTAACACTGCTGACAGTAGTTCTTTTGTTAAATTTTATATTGACATTTTCAATAGCTGCAAAGATAGCTGCTGTCTGCTTACCCTCATCTTGCTCGTAAGCACGAAAAAGAACACGACCGCGCAGGTCTCCAGCACTAGATTTTTTACCATAAAGAGCACCCTGTTGAACGAATCTAGCACCAGCATTAGGATTATTAGATTTGCTTCTTGGATCGCCTGTAGGATTTTTACGCCCAGCAGTCTCATAGATTGCACCAGCTGCTGAGTTGTTGCGAATGCGAAATAGGGATCTAAATCCCTTTGAGTTAGGCTTGCCATAACCTGTGCGATAAACAATCCCACGCTTGACTTCAGCAGCGTTGTAAAGCGGGAAGAATCGTACTCGTTCTCCCTCAGCCGAGAATGTTCTAAACATAGAGTTTTTAGCAGTCAATTTACGATTAGGATTAAACTCCCAATTGTAAAGACCAGCTGGAGCCTTGTTAGGCACAAACCCTCTAGCATCCTTTTGGATAACTTTAAGAGACTTTGTAATCTCAGCAGTTAATTCTTTAGCCAAATCTGGAGCATAGGCATTAAGAGCCTTACGGAGTGCGATTACGCCCTGTACGCTTGCTGGCATTCTCTATCTCCCTTGCTTCATCTTTGAGACCCTGCAACAAGGCTTGGAGCATTATTGGGTCTAACTCAAGTAACTGCTGTGGCGGGATTTGCAATCTAATGCTCAGGCGAGCGATCAGATAGGTG